ATTTAAGTCGGCGACTTCAATTAATTCACGTACATATTGTCTTAAATTACCAAGTGTTTCTACGAGCGCTTTAAAAACATCAACAGGTTCCTCATAATCTGTCGAATAACCGCCGATCGGATACCTTACAGGTCTGGCGGAAAGCTTCAACATTTGATCAGACACCTCGTCTGCCAAAGCCGGCATAGCGTGCGCCACATAGTGATGAACAACTTCAGCAATTCTATTATAATAATGATAATCCAGACTATACGCAAGATTATCAATAACCGCGTTTGCGTCAAAAAGCATCGCGACAAGTTTATTCATACCTTCGTATGAATCTCTAGACATACGCATAATTATATCCCCCCAAAAATATTACTCTCGATTGTCCGCAATATTATCTCCCCGTGCCTTGCTCGCAGCGGTGGCATCATTCTCAACGTTTCCGTCATCAATTGACGGCCGCCCCACCTCTCCTGAGCCAGATCCATCATCTTCTTCGGCTTGCTCGACGCCGAGCTCTGCGTTTTTAAGCATCGTGTACGTCATAAAGTCTTCGTAGAATCCCAGGGTTTTAATATACTCTGTTATGGCCTTTGTGTCGCGCATCGAGATTCCTTCCGCGGACATGAGTTTGGGAAGAAGTGCAATGTTACCATTGGCCACGATTTCTTTTAGATATTTTTTATCATTATCGTTATTGAAAATGTCACCCCAAATACGAATTTTCCATTGATATTTTAAACCAAGCTTGTGCTAAAGAATAAAATTAAAAACACGTTCGAATTGAAGGGTCACATATCTTTGCTGAGAAGCGGCTAATTGTTTTGCGACAGTTACTTGTGCCACATTTGGCTTATCTGTTGTGATTGTAAGGCCACCTTCACCTGCCGAAGTTATGAAATTACGAGTAGCGTTGTTAACTATATCAGAAGAATTAACATCGGCAGAAAGCTGTTGTAACTTCAGATTTTTCGCCGGGAACAACCACGCCTCGACATTAGTTGAAGTCGCACTATTAAATTGATCCATATATCCACGCAACACTTCTGGGCTAAACACGGATTCATTTTTGCCCGCACGAGGCTACGAAATAGTTTCTATTTCTCCGGTTAACACCGCCGTTAATGGCGTACTGGCAATTAATCCGGCAAGTTGACCATAGTCTGTCAACTCTTGAAGCTTTAACATTAACCCCATAGTATCGGGGGCCACCCAGGGCTACGAATTGTCGCTGCCAAAAGTGTAACAAATATCAAATGGCATACGTAACCAGAACATATAATTTTCTTGACGCCCTTTTTTGATAATTTCAATAGTAGACGGATAGGTTTCGTCTTTGTACTTAAAAGCATATGACGAGGCTTTTTCAAGGTTAAAGGTATATTTACTATCCCCCGCACCTTTAATTACCACCCCTGTTTCAACCATATCCGCCCAAGCGGCCTCAATAAACTCACCAAAATCACTCGGGGAATTGGCGATATTTAAAAAATACATCATATCAAAAGATATGGTAAAACCCAAAAGCCCCCTACCTGTAATTTTAACCCAGTCGGTGGGCATTTTTTGGAAAGTACAAAAAGCAGTTTTTTTGTTTTTCCCCGTGCCCGTAAATTTATTACGCAGCAAATAACTAGACTTACCTTCGCGTTTTACTTCCATTGAAATAGTTTTTAAAGTCCCAGGAACCCCAAAGGTTTCGAACCAATTCTACACAAGTGCATCCTCTTGCTCGAAATCTTCTTTGGAGTAGGCCCCCTCCTCAGAAAGGAGATCAGGCACTATAAAATAATGAAAATTCGGTATATCACACGAACGTCTCAATATATTATAATATATAGATTGAGAACTTGAATTGGCCCAAGCCAGACTCCTTAATTCATGTTCGTGGTTACCAGGGCTCTCTAAAAACTCAGCGATATTGACTTTGTTAAACTTTTTTGCGCGAGAATAAATATCTTTAATCCTCTGGTTTTGCAAAAAGGGATTTAATTTATTCCATTTATCTGCAATGGCTCCAATTTCTGAGCTCCCTCCCAACATCGCCATGTGTTGGAAAGTCGTGTTCCACCTACGCGTAAGGTCTTCAATGGATATATGCTCCTGTGCATCTTCCATATCGAGTCTTTCTTGCGTTTTTTCGTCGACCACTTCGTCGATCTCGCTTTTTTTGGGACGGCCGAGTTTTTTAACCTGGCTAATGTCCTCTGAAGGTTCAAGTTTTTTCTTGCTCAATACACTCAGCCTCCTCCGTTTTAATATTATTTTGATCAAGGGCCTATTGCTACGCAACGCGTTTTATTTCTGCGTCCAGCATATCTAACCCCTTAGATATATTACGAAAAACCTCCTAAGAGTGGTCTTCGTATGTTTTGTAGTTTATTTTTATAAGTTTATCTAAAATCCAAGCGTTAATATCTTCTTTTTCTCGAAGATCGGTATTCTTGTCGTAAATTTGAATATAAAAAGATTTAACGCCATTCTTTTTTAATAAATAACGTACCTTAGACTCGTCCACTTCATAGGAGTCAACATTAGCAAAAAATATATATTGCCCATCCCAAATTAACCAGCCTAAAGAACCGAAAGTTTTTAAAACTTTCGCAACACTAACGGTTCCATCGTTAAAATTAGATATTATTTTACAACAAATCATACCTTTCTCCTTTTGCTTCGATATTACTGAATTTTAAAATTTGCTTTCTGTCCTTTATTAATAAAAGGAGACGATCCCGAAAAGGGCGAAGTTTGCCTGTGACACCCTCCTTCTGCACGTCGAATATTATCGAACCACGGAGTGTCGGCACCGTTATGGGTGTCTCGAGACTAGGAAAAGAAATCGCCATAATTTAATTCCACGCCATCGCCAAACTCATCTTGTTCGCGTAGATTGCGTATCTCCCAACAAGCAAGCACAAAAACATACGCACGGTCATCGTGCATAATGTTGCGTTTTTCGGGGGGCAACTAATAAGTAATATTTCCCGAGGTAGGAGATTTCATACGAATAATAGCCGTAATTTCCTCACGCATAAGATCCATTTGTATCAAAGATGCTTGTTCGGCCTTAGATAACTTGCGTTCGGTTCCGTCTTCGAGGACAAGAATATCATGACGCGGACAAGGGGGAGCAAATTTTATTCCTCCCTGCGGAGTAAGGAGCTTCGCCGCCTCAAATAGCGCGTTCCTATATTTACGCGGTTCAACTATCTTTAATGTCCCCGCAACACAACGTTGATAAGGCTCTGCCCAGCGTGTTGAATAGTCATTGTTCTCGTCATAAATACCCGGGTGGGTTTTACCCTATTTATCAGTCCAATCTTTGGCCAGCTCTTGGGCAATCGCGGATGCCTAACCACCGCTACCACCATCCAAAAGTACAGTAACGTTTTCATAGGGAATTATATTTTCTCTTCCGTTATATTCCCAAAGCATTTCTCGAATACGGTCGACTTGTTCTTCAACGCGCATTGGGCGTTTCGAACCATCGCCATAAGTTACCACAAGGTTTTCCATGTGTATGCATCGACCACATATCTGTTCTTCTTCATTTCTAAAGACGTCCATAACAAGCACGGGGGCATTATCCACCTTACTTGCAGGGTCGTATGCAATGATGTACTTGTGTTTTCGGCCGCCCCAAGATGTGCTGGGAACAAACACCTCGGTGTTTGCAAAGATATCCGAACGCGACACAACACAATCTTCGACATTAAAGTTATCAAAAATGTTGTAATACTCGCGCCGGGCCGCTATTTCGTTCTCTCGCATTTTACGATCAATTTCTGCCTAAGAAAGCAGAGGGGTGACCGGGTGCCCGTTGACCGTGGGGGCTTTTGGTATCTCGCAGCTAATATCAGCCACAAAGTACCTAGAATCACCGGCCAGCATCTGTTTAGTACCGTCTTTGTATTTCTAATAAAAATACGATCCGGTATCAGAAGCAGACCCAATATATAAACGAATGTTAGGAATGTCAAGAGGATAAACCTCAGCGTCAAAGGCGCCGCCCAGCTTAAACTCAGAAGTCTAAGACATATAAGGTTCCGTCAGGTCGAACGTATCCCCCGATATGAAACCGGCTTCGTCATAAACGTTGACGTTAGAACGCCTACCGCGTGCAGACCGCGAAGAACCTGCGATAGCATTAATTTTTGATCCGTTTTCAAGCTCGCAACGGTTTCCCGCTTTAAAATCGTGGACGAACCCCTCGCTATCACTTTTGGTGCGTTTTAACTCATCTACAAACACAGTGTTGTTCGCTACAATGGTTTTAATGTTACCAATAGCGATATC